TCAAATACAACACATTTGGGGTTTGAGATGTTGTAAATGAGTTTTGAGAATGTTTTGTTTTTTTCCATACCTGTATGATAGCACGTTTTTAGGGATTTGTCAAGTGTATTGTGACACTAGTACAAGTGGCACATGGTATCACTCACTCGTCGATCATTGATGATACATCTTTTTGCATGAGTTTGAGACTATGTTCATTCCAATTATCCAAGTTAAAATCACCACTAGGATAATACAGTTCAGATAACCAGAAATCATAAATCATCTGATTTGAGGATAACTTTGCAAATGCTTTGTTAATAGCATCCATCACATCAGTCTGATTCATTTTCAAGGTAAGATTTAAGGAGTTGAACATCATCTAAAACAGATTTCATTGCTGCTCTACTATACCCAGCAGCATAGGGATAACCTTTCTCAGGATCATTGATTGCAGTCTCTGATTCATAGATTGCCTGCTCAAGATCACTCATAATTCTATTCAGTTTCAGTTGCACAGTTTCATTCATCAGCAAGCACCTGCCATAGGATTACCAAGTTGCGGAAGGTTGCTGTTATCTTTGGTCACAATGTAACCAAAACCAGCATACTCACGCAGTTGAACTTTCTTCTCAACTTTGTTAATGAACTTCTTGGAAATTGTCTCAATTCCTTTCCACTCAAGCACCTTAAGTGTCCAGGTTTCAGATATATCACCAAAAGGTGTTTTGACAGGATAAAATGACACTACCATTGTGCCATCTTTAGATTTAATTGTGGGGAAGTCAGTCATTTGTTTTTCCATACTAGTATGGTAGCACAGTTTCAGTGGTTTCGGTAAATATAGCGACCAGTTCTACAACTGGCACATGATATAATCAAACAGGGAGAATAGAGAAAGTTCCGCACCACTTGCGCACCCACAGCAGAGTATCATAATATCCACGAGGATTGGACATCACCATACTCACATTCTTCTCAGGATTGAAAGCAATAGCAACATACTTATAAACATCATGGGATTCTTCAATTTCTTGAATCCACATTTGATTCACTTTACCTTCCTTCCAGTTAGTGTGATAGTGGAAGATTTCAGATGCAATTTGATTTTTCATACATGTATGATAGCACACTTTTGGGGGATGTGCTCATTTCGTGTGACGGTTCTACAACTGGCACATGGTATCATCCAAATGCCACACATTTGTGATAAAAGCTAGTGACAAGATTTGAACTTGCGACCTATGGTTTACAAAACCATTGCACTACCACTGTGCTACACTAGCAAAAAAGTTATTTAGTTATCATTTACAAATTGAATGATGAACCAAATTACCAATGAAATTGCACCAATAAGTAGAATCCACTTCCAGGCATAGATTAACAACATCACTACAAGACCAATGAGTACTAAACCTCCACTAATTTCTGATGATGAACCAGATTCAGATTCATTATCACTATACTCACTCCATGAGTTAGTTGTTCTCACAACACAACCAGGATTTGCACGTTGAACTCTTGCAACAGCATCATGTGAGGTAGGTGCCTCTACAGTTTCTGTGTAGTATTGAAAGAACTCAGTGTTAGGACCTGGACGAACTTCCACTTCATAAATCATAACTCAGTTACCTTTGTTATTGTATTCCTGAATGTATTGCTTGAGAGTATCAACATAATCATCAGGGTTCTTAATAAAAACTTGCGTTTCACCTGAATGACAAGAAATCAAGGTCACAATTTGTTCTACTTTTTGACCAGTCATTTCCTCATACATCATAGCATAACCAGTCTCCTGAACAAAATAGTTTTGAATCTGATTTTCATACTTTGGTTTAGAAGAACTCTTGAAGTCAATTACAGACAGTTTACCATTGTATTCTGCAATACAATCTACACGACCTGCAATTCCAAGTTGTTCAGAATACAGGGCACATTCCTGATAGTGAATGTTATTCACATCATCAAGAAGTGCCTTGAATTGATTGAACAATTTCAGTGCAACTTCATACTTCTCAGTATCATAATCTACATCAAGATTGTTGACATAATCTTCCACAATTTTGTGGAACTTAGTGCCATTGTTTGATGCAAATTGACTAATTTGATTTGCTACATCAACACCTACACGTTCCCTCCACTCTGCAATAGATTTGCGATTCTGATAGGAAGTAACTGTAGTGACAGAAGGCAACAGTTTACCATTCACAACATAACGACGTGAACCATCCACAGTTTCAGTGGGAATATCTGCAAGAATAGGCAGATTGAGGTGATTAAACTTAGTTTGGGTTTGCATAATGTTGTTGTTAATAATCAAAGGAACTCAGCAATATAATAGTCAACAGTTATTTCGAGTTCTGCTGCTTTTGCTTCAAGTTCCATAGCATACTCATCTGCAATTTGTGCATCTGCATGTTCACAGAAAAGATCTAAAGTGGATTGGTGCATAAACTTATCTTTCATACATGTATGATACCACAGATTTACCAAAAAGTCAAGCATATAGGGACGGTTCTACAAGTGTCACATGGTATAACTAGGATGCATCATTTTTTGCATATCATGATTCATTTGATTGTTAGCATTTGTGTTAACAACAAGTGCAACCATTAGACAAATAGCACAGAAAATTGTAGATTTCATTCTTCATCCTCTACAGGAAACAGATTAGCATACTCTTTATCAGTAAGAGTAAGATACTCTACATTAGCATATTTGTGCTGTTCAGCATACACCAACTGATAGTGAACAAAGTCACTCAAACTGGTGCTGCCATACTCAACAACACCATCAACCAAACAAAGGTAATTCATTTGTAGAGATAACCTCCTGCCCAATCAGCACGTTTGTACATCTCTTCACAAGATTTGTCATCAAGAAGATTATACCTTACACCATTCAATGCAGGTGCAGACCAAGTTGCAGATTTGTACACATCACCAGTATTCAGATCAACAAAGGCATGAGCACTGCGTTGCTTACTGTCATTGGTAACATGAATAATCTTGGCATACTTTCTGCCTTTGGTGTAGATATATTCATCAACACCTTCACCCATGCAAAGTTTATCAATTTGTTCTTTGTGCCAATCTACATTCTCACCTTTGTCAATATATTTCCTATGATTTGCAATAGAATAAGATTGATAATTGGTACGCAGAACATCACAGAACTGCTCAATCTTGTCAATAACTTTCTCAGTCATTTCAGTGGTTTGTTTGTTCATACTGTGTATGATAGCACAGTTTCAGGAGTTTTGGGGATTATAGCGACCAGTTCCACAACTGGCACATCACTACACTTTAGGAAGGTCACATTGTGTCACTATTTCATAATCAGATCCATCACTAAATGCTGCTGCTGTGTTATAAATCTCTTTTGCCCTATACAATAAATGCTCAAGATCTTCAATTAGTTCACTCAAACTATCATCAGTTTTACCAAGCAAAGCATCATCAATTCTATCAAATGCTGCTGCTGTTTGTAGAGTATGCTTGTGTATCATGATACTTTATACTTTGCTTTTATTGATTGTAATACTTGTTTACGTGCTTTAATCTTCCCTTTGGACACACCTCTGGGATTCTTTTTCTTGCCTGAATTGTGTATCCAGTTGGGAGTCATTGTCTTAGAAGTGTATAGAAAAGGAAAGGGACATTGTGCCCCTATTTATTATCAAGCAGCAACAGGTTCAGTCACACTATCAATAACTGTGCTGTCATAAGCATCAAGTGCTTCAACAAGTTCAGCACCATTTTGTGCACTTTGCAGACTCATAATGAGTTGAGAAGCAGCGAAATTGGTATCAGCAAGATCAGCAGCAAGAGACATCAGATTGGTAGACATAATAAAGAAAGTGGTAAGTGAACAAAGTTGTGTAACTTTATCGGTCAGACATTTCCAACCCTTAGGCAAACACATTCCTATAAATCAAACAGTTAGTTCTATACTGACATCAGACTCATCTTCATCAGGAAGACTATAAATGAGTTGGTAATAATCATCATAATCAACACCCAAATAGGATGCAAAACCCTCTAAATCATCATGCAATCTACAAGTGTCAATCATGTTTCCTCAACTGTTGATGTAATCATCATAGCACATAAACTTAGGTTTTGGGAGTGTTATGTGCCACTTCAACTTGTGTCACAGGCATAGCATTAACCTGTGGCAAGTTAATGAAAGGATCTCCCACAAGCAGGATAACGCACAGGCAGACACCTTTCCAAACTTTATTAGACATCGTAGATTTTGTTGAAATTAAATTGATCTTCAAACCATGCTTTTTCTGCATCATCCCAGATGCTAAGTCCAAGCAAGAAACTATAATATTCTGCCCACACTCTACAACTATCCTCAAACCATTCATTACTGGGTTTGCTAACAGAATAATCTTGAAAGTTCATTTGTTTGTTTGTCATGAATACATGATAGCATAAAAACTGGCACTGTGCTCATTTACAGTGCCAGTTTTACAAGTGTCACATGCTATACATCAATTTCAGCAAGTTTTTTCTGTTGTCGTAAGTCTTTGATGATAAGTTGCAGTTCAAATACATCTTGCCTACAATCTTCAAGGTCTTCACACATGATTTCATACTGATATTCAGACTTACAATTCCTAATCTGTTTAGTCAGTTTATCATACCTCTTCTTTGCTTCTTTGAGGTCTTTTTCGTACTCTTGGATGCTTTTCATTTGATGTAGGGACTATTGAAATAACGACGAAAGACAGTAATAACAATAATGGAAGTGCTAATGACACCAACCAGACCAAGGAAGGTAATAGCATCACCAGTGAAATTGTAAGTAGTAGGCATTTGTTTTTAGATTACTTTGTAATGATAACAGATTTAAGGTCAAAAGTCAAGGCATAGTGGACAGTTGCACAAGTGTCACACTGTTGGATCAAAGTATACGATTTGCTCTAACATTGGTAGGATTTCATACTCAATGTCATCAAGATGTTGGTTCATGATAGTCATGTCCATCATGTGAAGGTTATTTTCTCTAGTCACAACATCTTTGAGAATCTTGTATGCTTTCTCAATCTCAGGATAAGCATAAACTATATTCATCACCATTGTCCACGTTGAATCAAAATCTTGCGAATTTCATTGTAAGCAAACTGTTGAATCTGCCTGTCAGCAGCATTATCCAGAACATAATACATTTTGTTCAAATACTCATCTTGAGTTGTAACTTTGACTACTTTTGCATTAGTAACTCCAAGACCAGAAATAGGAGAACCTGCTTTTACTTTGTTCTTACCAAAGTTACCAGAAACCCTACCACTTGTGCGAAGTTTAGGTTTAATCTTGGAAAGATTAGAAGTAGTAAAGGTGTAAGTCATCTGTGATTCATTCATACAAGTATGATAGCACACAAAAGGGCACTGTGGGGATTTACTGTGCCACTTCCCCAACTGGCACCCTATTCATAAATGTCTTCAACTGCACTCTGTAGTTTGTTATACAGGGCACTGAGGGATACTTTACCACTACCTTCCATAATCTTCTGCTCTTTCTTTGACAGCAACTGTAGGGCAGTCTTCAGTGCATCCAACTCATCAAGATTCAAGCGTACAAAATCTTCATTCATTGTCCTTTAATTCCTCATTTAAGTTCACTTCAATACCATCAGTAAGGTCTTTCAATCTATCAAAGAAATCTTCATCTAATGGAATCACTTTTTCTTTACCTGTTCTCACATCTTCTGCCATCTGCATCAAATGTTCAAGAAACTCTTTGGGTAAAGTATCATCATCACCAAGATATTGCCAGAACCAACTATAACATTCTTCATAGGGTTCATCATACCACATCAGGGCATAATCTTTATAGTTTCCTGTCATTAGGTCACTCCAGATTCTAAATGACCCACGAATGTTTTGCCATCCTGTCATCCAACAGTGACCAATCCAATACTCCCACCAATTTAGTTTTTTACTCATTAGATTAGTTTCCAATTTGGATCGTTAATCTTATCTATCCAAAAGAAGTATTGTTTGTTGATAGATGCAAGAAACAATTTGGTATCTGTCTCTTGTTCTACATGACAACCATGTAGTTTATCCATTATATTTGCAAACCTATTCTTTGCTTTATTGGAAATAGGTTGAACATTTACCATTTTACGTTTCACTTTAGTTTGCATCAATTAACTCCACAATAGGACCACTTGGGTTGGTCTACTTCACTATCATCAAAAGTGTAAAGAAACTCACAACCACAGTTTTTGGCATACTTATACATTTGTTGATGATTCTTGAAGTGTTTAGGATATACTGAATCATCATCAATGTCTCCTCTTTCATAATAGTAAAGAGGTTGCTCTTCACGAGTATTAGTATACGCATCCTCCTTGAAAGTAGATTCCCAAGTAGTATTTGTCTTCAAAGATGACATATCACCACCATCAATAAGATCAACAACCTTACTGCGTGCCTGATAATCTTCCTTTAGAATCTTACCATTGTGCTCAACACTACCATCCCAGTGACAATACACACCAGAATAAGTATTGTCTTTGTGTTTGATTGTAATGAAACTGCGAGTTCCCATGTGTTTGATTGATTACAAAGTAATCATAGCATACTGTCAAGGCATTTGGGGGTTTGGTGTGCCACCTTGAGAACTGGCACAATACAAAAAGTATTTGTAATCTGCAAGCATATTATATTGCCATTGAACTAAATCACAACCTTTGTATTCACTGACAACTGTAAAAGTTCCATGTTTCTCAACTGGTTCTACATCTGGTTGTGCTTCTGGTTGTTTGAAACTATCAAGGATAGCAGGTGCCATAAAATACAGAGCAGCAAGACAAAATCCAGTGACTAATCCAAGTGTGTATTGTGGGTATTTCATCGTAGTTTTCTCTTAATTTTGTTGAGACAGTCATTGAAACCTTCTACAGTACATTCAACATATACATTTTGAGAACCAGCAGCAGATTGTTCTTTAGGCAACCATGTTTCAATACGATCTACAATGTCTTCAATAACAGGAAGATCTCCCTCATCACCTTCTTTTGCAAATACATCATCCCACCAATCAGCAATAATATCATAAAGAGTTTCTGGTTTCTTTGGTTCTTCCACTTTCTTATACTTCACCCCCATAATG